AAAATACCCATAGCGGTAGTATGCCACTTTCTGCCGGGTGTGTGTGGTACTGCCCTGCTCATCCCGACAACGCCCAGAGCAGTACCGTCAATACTTTAGCGACTAACTACCACCATCATTGGCTTACCAGCTTGCTTAGGTCGTGACGCTAAAGCGGCAGCCCAAATAGTGCAGCGCGCCAACTCGATAGGCCCAGGGGAACGCTTACTGCTAAGCGCCAACTGGTTGCTCTGCATAATTGCTACTGATCGGTTCATATGTTCGGCAAGGTTTTGCTCACCCTGGTGCACAAGTTTGGCATCGTTAATCTGTGCCCTGACTAGTGAGGTGTAGCGCAACAGTTCGCCATAGCCGACAACCTTGGTGCGCCTAGTCAAAGGCAAAGGCACATGATGTTCAAGCGCTGGGGTCACGGCCAGCCCTAACAATGGGTGAGCCGCGCACGCATCCATCATGGCTTGCTGACACTCGGCCAAGGACTGCACCACAAACTCAACCGACACGTGCACTACCCCAACATCATCTACAGCTGCGCGAACAGCAACATAGCGTGAGCCATCGAGCGATGAGTCGCAAGCGAGCCAGCCATTATCGGGCCCTTGAATATCCGATAGGCAAGCATCCCACTGACCAGGCTGTAGCCAGCAAGCATCGGCATTGACAAACTGGTTAAGGCTGGCGCGTAGGAAAGATGATCTGTCTGGGTGGTCTGCATCTATCAACATTGACTGCAGCTCTAGGGTTTGCCCGAGCGCTGGGTTAGCCCAGCCCCACCAACTTGTGTCCATGACATCAACACCTGGCGGTGGTGACCATTCCGCAAAGTAGAAAGCCCCGGCACGTTGCTCACCAATAAGTGACAGCCCTAATTCTCTGTATCGGAGCATGGCCGTGGATGCCTCGGTGCCAGCAGTAGAAGTCATAACCATAATTGGGGAACCGCCAGCGGTGCGCACGTTGCGAGCTTTCATAGTCGGGCGCAAAGAATGAGCCATGACAGCATCATCCACAGCGTAAATCTCATCTACCCAGATCAGGTCTGCCGATAGACCCATACCTGCCGATGGTGTGGCGGCCTTAATAAACCAGCGCGACCCGTCAGGCATAGCCAACTCCATACGGCCATACCCCCACTTAGGTTTAGCGTCAAAATACTGCTCAAGAATTGGGGCCAAAAACTGGTACTGCAAGTTGGCCAGCGGTAACTCATGAGCGCTTGATATCACAGTCTGTGGCTTGCCACGTAGTGCCGCAATACTGGTCAGCCAGGTGCCAACAATGGCCTGCCCTAAAACAGTCTTGCCGTTTTGTCTAGCAACTGTAATAAGACCAGAACGATTAACAAGATCACCAGACTCATCAGACTCAAGTAAACCCATCGCCGCGTGCACCTGCCAATCCATCAACTCGACCTGCATGTACTTGCGCGCAAACTCAACAACCAAAGGCGCGTACACAGAAAGTCCCGTCACCACAGTTTCCAATCTGGGCAAAGTCCTACCGACTCCAACCTGATCAGGCCAGTCCTCGCCAGTTCCCGCCAGTTCGCTGCCACTTGGCGTTATCTTGCGTAAAGGCTTGCTCGGGGTGGGCAAAGCCCCCAAAAAATTGGGTTTTGCCGTTTCGTTTTGCGTTTGTTTTGGCGGGCCGTTTAATGCTTGGTTGCGTGCTGCTTGGCGTTGTGCGGTTTTGTTGTTTACATAGATGGCTCCGCGCTTGCTGTTGCAGGTTCTGCAACTGGGTACGAGGTTGGCTGTTGAGTCGTCTCCGCCTGCGTCATGCTCGATGAGGTGGTCTGCTTGTGTGGCTTTGTTGCCACAGCCCCAGTAGCAGTCTGGGTTGCCATCGAGGATGGCTGCTCTGTTTGTTCGGTACTGCTGGGTTTGTTTCCTGTTGCCTGCCATGTGTGTGATGCTACTAGCGCCCTTGCTTCGCTGCGGTTGCTTTCGTGTGTGTGCTGGTCTCGGGTGTTTGTGCCCCCCACATTTCACAGCTGTTTGCTGTTGGCTGCCGGACTGTTTAGGGTGGACACCAATCGCCTTTTATGTAGTTAGGGAACTCTGAACAGTGGCTAATACCAGCATCACTTCATTTGAGTCATCTCATGAGGCTGGGCGCACTGCACTACCCCTGTCCCCAGGTGTTAATTCCTGCACAGTTCAATCCCGTACGAGGCCATGGTCGTATTTAGTTGTAGTTAGTTACTTGCGTAAGCCTTGAATGATGGCGATGCCCAGCGACAGTAGCAGGACATACCACGCCACGATCAGCATAAGCGCCCAAAGTCATCACGGCTGGGGTCAATGATGTGCTCAAACTTGTGCATTTCATGTAGCACGAGCCATACCTGTTCTTGTATTTTTTCTGGCACATTTGGGTTGGCTTCCAAATAGTCGTTCCACCACCACATAAATTGCAATGATTGACGTCTTATTTCTTCTGCTTGTTCTGCCCAAACTTGCATCATAATTTGAGTATCGCTCAGCATGATGCCAGCCTGTGTTCAATCTCCTGCAGCTGCTCGGGTCGCCAGATGTAGCACTCTGCATGAGGGTGCAGGATAGTTAGCCAATGCTCTTGGGCTATCGAGGTCTTGCCCTTAGTGGTTTTAAGTTCTGCAAAGATAAGGCCTTTAATCTTGTGGGCTAGTACTAGATCCGGGAAGCCTGCAGCGCCTGTGGTGATGTATCGCCCGGTGCGTGTCATGCTTGGCTGTGCATGGTGGCAATCCCAGCCGTGTATGTAAGCCAGGGCTTTTACTTGCTGTAGAAATGATGCCTCAGAAATTGGTGTCATTTTTTGTCTTTGCCAAGCATGAAGCCACACATGAACACTGCCGAAAGCATGATGACCAGGCTAAATAGGTCAAGCATCAGAATGGTTCTTCTGGGGTGTCGTAGCTAGGCGCTGGGGTTTCCCCACTTTTAAGTGTGTCAATGTAGGCGCTTGCTTCGCGCTTAGTCATGGCCTGCAAATTGGCTGGCGGTACCTTGCCCATGGACTTACACACGGCCCTAATCATGTTCTGCTGTTTATCGCTGGCTAAGTTGCTGTTCTCAGTAATTTGCGTGTCACCGGACATCCTGACAACCTTTTGCATTTCCTCACGGCTTGGGCGCTTAGTAAAGTCCGAGCCTGATAATCCAGCATTAGCAAGTGCACGACCTACCGCGCCAGTCTCACAATTCTCAAGATGACTGGTCTTGTTCACGTTGCCTTGGCCGCGTATTTCTTCTGCCCAGCCAGTGGCAATAATTTCACCATCTAGCCACAGCTCGCACTTGAATACGGCAATGTCAGATAGGTAGTGCACTAGATCAGTAATGACCCGGGCATCTGGGTGTGCCTTGAGGAAGCGGTCTAAACGGCTGGCTACTGGTTCGTAATCGTCAAGGTTAAAGGCCACGGGCATAATCCTTTTCTAACTGGTTCAACATTGAGCGGACATATTCCAGTTTCTTTTGAAGTTCGGCTATTTCTTGTTCCTTGGCGTAAAGCAAATCAGCCACATCATCATTGTGTGTGTAGTCGCTCATTACCAACCCCCAAGGATTCTGCGTATTGCTGCAACGTCAGCAGTGTCTACATACAGCGTGACTGATGTGACCCCTAGGTGAATTTGAATTGTTGAGAAGTTGTCGTGGTCACGCACTCTGCACTCGACATTGTCTCGGGTGACATTGTGAATGTCAATGCTGCCTACTCTTGGTGGCTCACTCATCGTCAGCCAACTTAACTGTGCTCAAATAGTTAAAGCCTTTAGATGGGCCACTGGTGTTAAGCGATGGATGCCAAGAGTCGCGCACCTTTTCAGCCAGTGTCGGTATTGCGTGCAACGCGCCCACGGCTTCTAGGACAAGGCTCGACTCTTTAAACCGTAGTTCGAGCGCCAAATTGTGGCTGAGGTTAGTTAGTTTGGCGATGAGTTCGCCCAGTGATGTTTCCATTGTTTTCCTTTGTTTAGCAGTTGCGTTTCCATCTTTGCACATCCTTGTGACGGGATTGGCAGATGAACTTTTGTAGGTGTTTTTGTCCTTTAAGACAGCCCCAGCCCCACGGCCCGACGCGCCAC